GAATCTATGTCGGCCCTTTCTAACTCCCCAGCACAAATTCTTATGGGACATCTAGAGATAAACGGCTTTGAGATGCATAAGGGTTATAAAACTGAGGGTAAGTATAGTAAGGAGCTCTTTCAGCGGTTTGATTTATGTTTCAGTGGACACTTTCATCACAAATCAGATGACGGCCAAATATATTATCTTGGAACACCATACGAGATTTATTGGAATGACCATAGTGACTTGAAGGGTTTTCATATTTTTGACACAGAGACAAGAGAGCTTGAACGTGTGGTTAATCCTTATACATTATTCGAAAAAATATATTATGATGATACAGTTAATGATTATAGTCATATGGTTGGGCCAACCAGCACCTCTTATGATTTTAAAAAGTATGAGGAAAAATATGTTAAGTTGATTGTAGTCAATAAAAAAGACTTATATCAGTTTGACTTGTTTGTTGACCGACTTCTGAAGGTAGACACCTATGAGGTTAAAATCATAGAGGATTTTTCGGAGTTAGATGCAAGTAATGTATCAGATGATATTGTAGAGAACACCGAAGACACGATGACACTGCTTGACAAATATGTTGATGAGTTGGATATAGTGTTGGACAAAAAGAGACTGAAAAATACTATGAAGACATTATATAATGAGGCACAGGATTTGGAGCTGTGATAGAAATGAAACTGGTTGATTGGAGAGTGGCTACACTTTTCGTTCAAGACAGACATTACTCGCCTGTAATGCCCAAACTAACTAAACGATGGTTGGGTGCATATCAAGACGATGAACTGGTTGGTGTCCTTACACTAGGTTGGGGCACAAATCCTATGGGAACAATTAAAAAGATGTTCCCTGATCTGTCTACAGGTGATTATTATGAAATCGGTAAAATGTGTATGGATGATGAAATGCCACGCAACTCTGAATCCCAAATGATTTCTGCAACCGTGAAGTGGATGAAAGAAAATACACCAGAACGAAAATACCTATACACTTGGGCCGATGGGATAGTTGGCAAACCCGGCTATGTATATCAGGCCGCCAACTTTCTTTATGGTGGATTTATATGGAGCGATGTATATGTTTCTGAGTCTGGTGAGAAGGTTCACTTTCGCACCATTCAACGAAAGATGAAGAAAGAAATGAACCGCATGGATACAAAGTACGGTCCCCGACCCAATGATGCAAAAATGGGCGAACTTGGATTTAGTAGAGTGTGGGGGAAACAGTTTCGTTATATCTATCCTATGAGTAAAAAGGACAGAAAGTATCTTAAACAGTCTACTTGTGAGTGGAATATCAATTATCCAAAGGATGGAGATTTACAGTGGAAGATTAAGCGGCCCGGCGAAACAGAATATGAATTAACGAATACTATACCTTATGAGCATAGGGGCGATAGTGTAGAACACAATGTTAATAATGTTAGTAAGGTAGAGAGAAAATATGGTAAAGGTAGTTTGGAGAGCTTTTTTTGATCGTTTTTAAGTATGTAAGATGGAAAAACCTTTTAAGCACAGGCAACCAATTTACAGAAATACAATTAGATAGAAACCCAACAACACTCATTATAGGCGAGAATGGTTCTGGTAAATCCACCATTCTTGATGCTTTGTGTTTTGGTTTGTTCGGTAAACCGTTCCGTAATATCAATAAACCTCAACTGCTTAATTCTGTTAATATGGCCGGATGTGAGGTTGAGATTGAGTTTAAGATAGGTTCCAAAAACATTAAGGTTATACGTGGAATTAAACCCAACATATTTGAGATATACATTAACGGCAAGATGTATAATCAGGATGCCAATGTAAGGGATTATCAGAAGTATCTTGAACAGCAAATCTTAAAGTTGAACTATCGTAGTTTTACACAGGTTGTTATTCTGGGTTCATCCACGTTCATTCCGTTTATGCAGTTGAAGGCTAAACAACGCAGGGAAGTAGTAGAAGACATTCTGGACATTCAGATTTTCTCTCTGATGAATATGTTGTTGAAACAAAAACTTAAAACTATTACAGAAGACCAAAGGGAAGCAAAATATAGTGTAGAGTTAACTACTGAAAAGATTACTCTACAGAACAAGTATATAGATGATGTTAAGAAGAATAAGAACAAGTTGATTAAAGAAAAAACTAAGCTTGTTACTGGTAATGAGGAAGAAATATCTAATAGACAAGAGAAGATAGGTGAACTTAAACAAAGTAATGATGACTTGGCCTTCAACTCAAAACAGGAAAATGAACAATCAGAGAAGGTGCAAAAATTAAAAGGCCTCCATGAGCAGCTGAAGGTAAGACGTTCTGCAACAAACAAGTATATTGGGTTTTTTGAAAATAATGATGACTGCCCAACGTGCGAACAACATATTGATGAGACATTTAAAGAAAATATGATTGTCTCCAAGAAATCTGAATATGAAAAATTTGATAGTGGTATTAAAGATTTATTGGGAGAGCTGGAGAAGCAGGAAACCATTTATAATGCAATACAAGATTACATCCAACAGATACGAGAGAATGATGCTGAGATAGGAAAAATTAATTACTCTATCAAGGAAATGGAAAAGTTTAACGCAACCCTACAAACAGAAATTGACCAGTTACAGTCTGGTGAAATCAGCAAAGAGGATACGAATAAGTTAAAAGAACTCAAGAAATCTTTGAAGTCGTTTGAGAAACAGCAGCAGAAGTTACGTGAAGACCAGACATATGCTGAGGCTGTAAGAAATATGTTACAGGACACAGGTATTAAGACTAAAATTATCAAACAATACCTACCCATCATGAACAAACTGATAAATACTTATCTCACCTCTATGGAGTTTTATGTGAACTTCACCCTTGATGAAAAATTTAGTGAAACAATTAAATCACGTTTTCGGGATGAATTTACATATGAATCTTTTAGTGAGGGTGAGAAAATGAGAATTGATTTGGCTCTCCTATTCACATGGAGAGCTGTTGCAAAAATGAAAAATAGCACCAACACCAATTTATTGATGTTGGATGAGATTTTTGATAGTTCCCTAGATAGCACAGGCACAGATGAGTTTCTGAAAATTTTAAACACGCTTGGTGATGAAAATGTATTCGTAATTAGTCATAAACAAGACATGCTCGTAGATAAATTTAAGAGCACAATACGGTTTCAAAAGATTAAAAATTTTAGCCATGTTGTTGAATAGTAGGAAAATAAAATCACTTGTTGCTAACAACGATAAAAATTTACTTTATTTCACTTTCACTGTTGTTATTAACTTCTTGTGCAATAATAGACCCTTTGAGTTTAGCTTCAGTAGTAATAGATGGGATTGTACAGGCCAAAACAGGCAAGAGTGTGGTGGATAATGTTGTCTCTACAATCGCAGAAAGCGACTGTAGAGTTTTCCGTGTTATTAATAAAGAAAAGATATGTAAAGATGATGAATTGGATGAAAAAGAATTAGATGAATATGAAAAAAATATAAATGATTGGATGGATGATGGGAAAACGAAGTGATTTTGAAAGAAAACCTAGAGATTTTTACCCTACGCCCTTTGTAGCGGTAGAGCCCCTTATCGAACATTTACCCAGAAAATTTGCATTTTCTGAACCATGTGCTGGTGATGGACAGTTGTGCCGACATCTTGAATATTTTGGTGGTACATGCATGTGGGCAAGTGATATTGAACCACAACTTGAGGGAATTGCAAAAAATGATTTTAGTGAGATTGGGGATTTTCAAGTTCTGGAATCTGAATTTATAATCACGAATCCACCTTGGGATAGAACTTTGCTTCATTCGATGATCGACCACTTCTCTTCACTTAGGCCAACATGGTTGTTGTTCGATACAGACTGGGCCCACACCAAACAATCAACACCTTATATAAAAAAATGTTCCAAGATCGTCAGTGTTGGCCGAATTAGTTGGTTTGGTAACATGACGGGCAAAGACAATTGTGCTTGGTATCTTTTTGAAGATAAAGAAACAGAAACTACATTTTATGGAAGAATATAATGACAAAATATGAATTACTTAGAAATAATCACCCACTTTTAAAAGTCCCTTTGATTAATGTTGGTGAATGTGCTGATCGTGAACAGATTAAGAACGATTTGATTGAAGTTATGAAAGAACACAATGGCGTTGGCCTTTCTGCGAATCAGGTGGGCCTTATGGAGCGTGTATTCGTAATGTATGGCGATTTTTCGAAACGTGAACCTATTGCGTGTTTTAACCCCAAAATCATACAAGAAAGTGAAGAAGATATACTTATGGAAGAAGGTTGCCTGACCTGGCCCGGAGTGTGGCTTAAAATCAAAAGACCTGTTTGGATTGAAGTTGAGTATGAAGACGAAAATGGGGAACAAATAAAGAACAAATTCACAGATTTGGAAGCCCGAGCGTTTCTTCACGAATACGACCATATGGAAGGGTCTAATTTCACCAAAAGGGTAAGTAAATTGAAATTGGATATGGCGAGACGGAGAGCGGTCAAGATGAAAAAGAAATCAATGTTTTCAATGACTTAGCCTGATAGTAAAATTGCGTAAATAGTGCTAAAATAACAATAAAATAACAAAAATAGTTTCGTTTAAAATCAATGACTTAGTATGAAAAAAAGCATAAAAAAAACGATGAATTTACCTTTAATATCAAGGACTTGATGGGGGGGCTGATTTGACAAATATCCTATAGTATGGTAGTATAAGGGTATAGGTTAAAGAAGATCGTTGTGATCGGAAGGCCTTCATAGAAAGTAAGGAAATCTCTATGATCTATATCGCTAAACCCAAATTCGCCAACAACATTGGTGTTAAGAAGTTCAAGACTGCTGCTAAGGCTATCGCCTATTTGGCCACTGAAGGTGTCGAAACCTGTGGAGTTAATGAGTCTGAAAAAGTCGAGGAGTTGGGGTGGATCGGTAAGTTGAAAGTTGCTGCCTAACTTACCTTTATCATCATTGACTGGATTGACGATGAGCTCACTCCATCATAATATGGTGGAGTGTTACAAAAATGTCACACTTTTTGTAAAAATCATAAAATCGACAGGAAGATGTCGCTTTTTTCTTGACAATCCTCTTTAGATGTGTTAGCTTAAGGTATGATGAAAATTGAGATGAAAAATAAATCAACACTTGCAAAACTTCTCTCTGAAGAGGATGTTAACGTAGTCCACAAACAGATGGACACGGCATATTTTGATGCTAAAAAACGTGAATTAGGTCTTCCCATCTGGAAAGATGAGGAAATGACTAAAGACATTTATGACCTCATGGTTTGCCATGAGATTGGTCATGCATTGTGGACTCCGCTGGATATGTTGGAGAAAGCTGCATTGCGTAAAATTAATCACACTTTTGTAAATATCCTTGAGGATGCTCGGATTGAACGGTTTGTTAAAAACAAATATCCAGGCTCCGTTGGTGTTTTCAATCGTGGATACAACGATTTAACTTCCAAAAATTTCTTTGGAATTGATGATAATGACGTTAATGATCTTAATCTGATTGATAAAATTAATGTCTTTTTTAAGGGTAACAGTGATGTTACTTTCTCTAAAGAAGAAAAAGTTTGGGCCGATCGGGCTTCGAAAACTAAAACTCCTGCTGAGGTTCTTGACCTTGCAGAAGAACTTTACAAATATATGAAAGAAAATTCTCCTGAGACTGAGTCGAAGGAAAATCTTATTGATATGCCTGGTATGACTATGCCTGGTATGACTACGCCAAGTGAGTCTGGTGAATCTGATGAAGGTGAATCTGATGAAGGTGACTCTACTGAAGGTGAATCTGGTGAAGGTAAATCTGATGAAGGCGATGAAGGCTCCACAGACAGTAAAAAAGGAAAAAGTGATAATGATGACTCTGATGACGGTTCTGCTTCTGGTAGTTCCACTGATGATGGTGAAAAAACCGATGATGACTCCGATACCGATAAAGGTAAAGAAAGCTCCATAGAAGGTGGCGAAGGCGAATCTGGTGAAGGTAATGTTCCTAAAGCAACTACCGACTCCGCTTTTGGTAAAGCAATGGATGAGTTGCGGGATAAGGATGCCGGTGATCGTCATTATGCAAATATTCCTAAAATTGATATGGACAAACATATTGTTGATTATAAAACTTGCATAGAAGAGTTTTATGGTAAATATGCAGAAAATTCAAAAGATCGTTATTTTTCTGAAACTCTTGAAAAATTGGAAGAACTCAAGAACGATTCGAAAAAAACTGTTGCATATATGGTTAAAGAATTTGAGATGAAGAAGGCTGCAGATCAGTATGCTCGTGCCGCTGTCTCTAAAACTGGTTCTTTAAATATGGACAAACTTCATACTTACAAATACAATGAAGACCTGTTTAAGAAGGTTACGACCCTGCCTGGTGCTACTAATCACGGTATGGTTATGGTTTTGGATTGGTCTGGATCAATGGGTGAGAATTTAGCCGGTACTTGTGCTCAGTTATTTAATCTGATTTGGTTCTGCCGCAAGGTTAAAATTCCTTTTGAAGTCTTTGCATTTTCTGATATATATCCCCGTAAAAACGAAGATAGTATCTTTAATGAAATTAAATCACAAACTAAGTTTAAATGTGGTGATATTGCTCTTAGGCCTTTTAGTTTGTTAAATTTCTTCTCTAGTAATATGACTATAAAAGAAGAAATGGAAATGATGCACTCTCTGTGGATGTACGCTAATCGTTTTAGTCGCCGTGATTATTATTATGATGCACATCCCCTCACTCCACATGATGCCTATAGTTTAGGTGGAACACCATTAAATGAATCAATTATTGCCATGATGGATATTGTCCCTAAATTTAAATCCGATACAGGTGTCCAGAAAGTTAATACAGTGTTTTTAACTGATGGTGCTTCTAACGGCCTGAAGGGTGTTTATAATTATAAATTAATCACTGAAGGTGATGATAAAGGTAAACATAAAGAGTTTATTGATACTAAACCAATAGCTAATTCTTGGGGACTGCCCGATTACGATTTTATAATTACTGATCCAGTTACAAATAAGTCATATGAGGTAGATTTTGCAAAGGGTCTGACCAACGAATTAATCCGTATCTTGAAAAATCGGGTTTATGATATGAATGTGGTTGGTTTCTTTATCGCTGGTTCTGGACGGACAGGCCGTGTCGATAAACGCACTATTCGGTATCTTGTTAATGAAGATTATGATGTGATTATGGAAATGGTTAAATTTCTCAACAAAAATAAATATCTTGCAATTACGCAGTGCGGGTATGATGCATATTATATCCTGCCTGGTGGAAATGCACTCAAGACAGAGAATGCAGGCCTTAGTGATGATTTAATTGGTGCCTCGAAAGCAAAACTCAAGACTGCTTTTGGAAAGTCGATGAAAGGTAAAATCGAGAGTCGTCAGTTACTTAATCAGTTTGTGAATTTGGTGGCGTGATAAAAATGTCACACTATCCAACTAAATTGTAAAATAGTGAAATTAATTGTTGACAATAGTTGTTTTCTGTGTTAGCTTAAGTTATATGATAAGAAGTGAAAGAGGTTAATTATGTACTTATCCCCCCGTAAGAAATTGTTTGTTGATACCGCATCTGATATGTTTGGTGCTGGTGCCGTGTTAAAAAAAGCAGAAGTAATTGAAGCTGCAAATAAATGCGAGGTTCCAGAACCATACTGGTTCAAACAGGCCTGTCGAGTTGGTCACAATGCTTATAAACTTCCTAATGAGGAAGATTATGGTGTTCCTGCTCCCATGACTGTTTCTGATGATAGCGCTTCCCCAACAGTTGTTAATCTGGTTGCGACCAATATGGAAAAACAGAACCTAGTTCCGGCCCCATTTGAAGGGTTTGTTGCTTGGGGTAATTTTTCGAAGATTGAAAAGATTATCAAATCTGGTTTATTCTATCCAATTTTTG